CCGGGGCGCTGCCGACGATCTCAAGGTTCCACTCGCTATTCAGCATCGCCTGGATGCCTGGGGCTGAATCGGAGATGAAGCTCGGCCGGACCATCTGGAACCGCTTGACCCGGACTGCCTCGCCCAGGGGCTGGAACGTGGTGACGACGATGCCCTCAAGGTCGGCACCCGCGATAGCGTCGACCTGTCCATCGGTGCCACCCTCAAACATCTGCCAGATGTTGCCCGAGAGGTCGCCTGCAAAGGTCTTGCCGTTGAAGCTGATCACCGTCAGGATCGGGTAGCCGCGCAGGATGGCGAATGCCTTGTTGTTGACCTCGTAGACCCACTGCAGGTTCTCGATGTCGACCTCGGCCCGGTTGATCATCAGCAACTGCTCGTGCGGCAGGAAGCAGATTTCCCAGTAGCGGGTGTCGAGCGAGTTTGCGATCTCGACCGCCAGGGCGCTGTTGATGTTCGACGCGATCTTCGGGTTCTCCCACTGGCCGTCGCCGCGCATAAGCTCCGACATGAAGCACATGCCACGCTCGGAGAGCAGGGCTACATCCTGCTGGTAGTTGGAGAAGAACCGATTGCCGACCGGGATGCGGCCGATGAACCAGCGGCCGACCACTTGGAACGTGCTGGCCGAGGCCGGGTCGTCGCCACCGTAGACCAGCACGTCGCCCTGGTTGGCAACGATGACAAGCTGGTTGTTGACGCCAACGCCGCTCGACCCGTCATAGGTCCAGTTGATGAGCGCCTGGAGCGAGCCACCGTTGGGCAGCATCGAGCCGAAGTCGAAGGCGGTCGCCGTGCCGGCGTACTGGCCGAAGGGCAGGTACCACGCCCTGGTGGTGTCCTTCTCGATGAACCAGACCCGGTTCTTGTAGACCGTGACGAAGCTGAAGAAGTTGGGGTTGACGCCCAGAATCTGGTTGGCCCCGGCACCGAGCGTTATCTGTGTAAACGTCGTGCCATCGTAAATCCAGTAGCCAGACCCAGGATTCACCATCAGCAGCACATGCGTGCCGACATTGGTCGTGAAGTTGAGCGAGGTCCACTCGCCGATGGGCGCACCCGTGGGCACCGCCAGCACCGGGGTCGGGACGAAGCTCGACGGATGCGTGGTGGTGACGTTGTAGACATCGCCTGCGGCCGTGGCGGCCAGAAGCTGGTTGTTGCCGGTGGGCGACTGGTACTTCATCTGGCTCCGCACCTCGCCCGAGAGGTGACTCAGCCAGCGGATGTAGCCCCGGCGCATCTGGCAGCCCAGCGTGCGGGGGATGAGGTTCTCCAGGCGGATCGCCGTGTTGGGGTTGCCGCCCGGCAGCGGCTGGGTCACGTCCAGGCCGCCCAGGGGCGCACCGAACGGGTACGCCTGATGGTTCTGCGTGGCGCTCGACCGCCTGGGAGTCGTGCGACGTGGGCCCTGGTAGGGTTGCAGGCTCATGGCAGGGCGTTGTAGTAGGGCTGCTGCTGCGTGCGACACTGGGCCATCGACTGAGCCTGAGTCTCACAGTCCTCCTGGGCCCCGGACGCACAGACGTACTGCCCATGCTCGTCGGTGCAGATGTAGGTCTGCCGGGAGAAATAGGCCCCTGCGGCCGGCGTCCCCACGTTGGGATTGGGGACGATTTCGACCTGAGGAGTGATCACCCAGCCTGGAGGAAGCGTTGCCATTTCGTTACGGGGAATTAGTTCTGCCGCATCCCGTACAGCGAAGCCTCGGGCAGGTTGCCGATGCCGATGTACGGGTAGTCGTGACGGCCGCCGGCCATGTTCAGGATGTTGGCTCCCTTCTCGGCACCGATGCGGCTGTCGAAGGCGAGCAGGAAATCGCGCACGGCAGCGGATGAGTCGAAGCCCCGGGCTTCCAGCCACTTCATCCGGGTGCAAAGCGCCATGAGGATGCCGTCAAGCTGGAACGTGTCGCCGGCCTTGGTGGCGACGTTCTTGTAGAGGTCAGGGTTGTCCGCGTCCTGCACCAGGGCCTGGGACAGGTACATGAACTTGAAGTCCTGCCCAGGAGGAGCCGGAGGATTCAGGAACCACAACTGGCGCTGGCGCACCTGCCACGTCAGCGTGAAGTTGGCGCTGATCGGGAAGACGCGATACGTCATCCAGCCTTGCGGCGACACCGGGCCGACCGCAGGGAAGCGCATGCCTGCGTTCCACTGGGTCTGGTCGATGAAGCGGTAGAAATCGCCCGGGAGGTCGAAGGGAATCTCGCTGGATTCACCCGGCACCGGGGGCACCACGGTGTTGACGTTGATCACGCCTTCCTTGGTCAGTTGCGACCACTCGTAGGCATTGAGCATCTCCAGGCTGGCGAGGTTCGCCACCGTCTTCATCAGCACGAGGTTGGGGTCGCTGGAGCCTGCCGGGTCCGTTGGCACCGGCAGGTTGAGCATGGCGCAGACCTGCTGCATCAGCACCTGCAAGGTGCTGAAGTTGGTCATCGAGTAGCTGGTCGCCATGCTGTATCCCCAGGCTTACTTGCCGAAATTCTTCACCACTGACTTGCCGCCGCGATGCTCGTCGACCTGACGCTGCTGATCGGACGGCAGCACATGGTCGCCCTGGGCCACATGGGGCTGGGCAAGCTGGGCCTCCAGCGCCTTGATGCGCTCCAGCAGCGCCTCGTTGCCGTTGACCGTCAGCAGGTACTTCTTCGCCGCGTCGGACATCTCGCGCGCACCCATGAAGGTCATGTTGGTGTCGGAGAGGTTCGCCAACTGCTCGATGGTGCGAATCTTGAAGTAGGCAAGCTCCTCGATGTGCGCCTCGGTCAGGAACGGTGCGACCTTCAGCGGCGTGCCGACCACCTGATCCTTGACGCCAGCCAGGAACTGCGCCCAGTGCTGCGGCCAGCGCCTGCGGTGGAGGTCCCAGACCTCGGCCGTGACGATGTTGTTCTTGTCGCCGGGGATCATCACGGTGACGAAGGCCACGTCCTTGTAGATCGGCCGGTTGGCCTTGGTCGACTCCTCGATGTCGATGCGGGGCTTCATGTAGAAATGGACGTGGAGCTTATCGTCGTGCCCCGGGCCCATGCCTGGGGGCAGGCCGCCAGGAGCGCTGCCGAACTGGCGGGCGTCGACACTGACGGTCTGGTCGAACTTCGACCAGTCGGTCGGGGGTTGGCTGTTCTGCAGGGCTTCAACCTGCTGTGCATCGAGGGCCATGAGGGTTCTCCTTGTGCGCGGGATGTTTGGGAATCTAGGCTGGCCCATCCCACTGAAGCCTGAGCGTTTAAATGCCGAGAGTCGGGACCGACTCCACGATGAGCCGGGCGTTGGCGAGGATGAGGTTAAGCGTGCCGCCGCCGGTTACCCGGGAAGCGGTCACTGCGTAGGCGTAGTTGGCCCCATCGGGGCTGGTCGTGCCGATGCTGAGTGCGACACCGACGAAGTTGGTCGCACCCTGGCCGCTGACCGTGACGCCCCCCGGGATCGGCACGCCATTGCGGGTGACGGCGAAGGCGACCTCGTTGCCTGCAGCAGCCTCCATGTCGGCGTAGAAGCTGATGCGGTTGACTGTCGTCGGCAGGCCCTGGGCGAGCCGGGTGACCGTCCCGGCCCCGAGGCCGATGGTGTACTCGGGTGTCTGCGCCAGGGTGGTGACGTAGGGGATGACGCGGGGCGTGGCGGTCAGCGCCGCCAGCGTCAGGTTCGCGTTGGACACGATGCCGTAGCCTGGGGCGAACGAGTCGATCACGTCCTTGATGAGCGAGCGCACGGCAGCGGCCGTGATCAGGTGCGTGGCGTTATCGGGCAGGTTCGCATCGGCCTCGGCGAGGAGGGCGAGCATTGTCTTGCGTGCCATCAGGGGCTCCCGTTGTCGTAGGCGTTGTTGAAGCCCTGGTCGTAGGCTCCCGGGCCGATCACGGGCGGGATGATGCCGTCGCTGATCGACAGGAACCCCTCGGCCGTCAGCGGCAGGCCGGCGTACCAGTAGACCGGCAGATCGTGGCTGATGCGTAGCGAGCCCTGCTCGTTGGTGATGGGGCCACCGTGCCCCACCAGCGGGTTGTCACTGTCGGTGATCGCCCCGTCGTCGAGGTAGCCGATGGCCGCGAAGTAGAGGTTGGGGTTGGCCCCTGCGGCTGCAGCAAGGCCGCCATCGGCCCCAACGGGGGTGCCCCCGTTGAAGTCGAGCGGCGGCCCGGCCGACAGGATGATCCGGCCCTGCGGGTCGAACTTCAGCACGCCTGCGATCAGCATGGCGTGCTTGCCTTAGCTCGGTGCGGCGCTGGCGGTTCCGAAGGAGCCGAACACCGACTGACCCGTGACCAGGGCAACGCCCGAGCGGTTGCTGTAGCCAGTCTCGACCACGCCACCAGTGGCGACCCCGGCCGCTGCCGTGACCATCTTCATCACGAAGCCCGTGTAGGCCGGTCCTGCGCCGGCATCGCGGCTGCCGCCCTGGCCCGCAGCACCGATGCCGAAGCCTGCGGTGTACGGGTTGGCCGTGCCGTTGGCGTCGTTGTTGCTGCGCCCGCCGCCGATGTACATCAGCTTGCTGTTGGCCGAGGCCGTGCCGTCCGGCATGGTGACGCCTGGGGTGTAGTCGTCGTTGAAGCCTGCCAGCACAATGGAGGCAGGGGCGGTCAGCCCGATCACGGGCGGCGAACCGAACCCGATCCCGGTACTGAGGGCCCCTGTCGATGCTTCCCCGCTGGCCGCGAAGCCAGTGCCTGCAGGGCTGCCCAGGTAGGGCACGTCGACATCGCGGTCCTTGGGCGAGCCCTTGGGACCGGAGAGCAGATCGAAGATGGTGAAGTTGCCGGTACTCGGATTCGCCAGATTCTGCGTCGAGGTGGCACCTGAAAGTCCTGCGGGCATGTGGTTCTCCTGAAGCCTGGGGCTCTTACTTCGGTGCCGCCATCGGGGCGATGTACGCCACCACCGGGACCGTGCCCGGGCCGTACCAGAGCAGCGCCGG